TTTCGGTTCTTATAGCCTGGTCGGGAATCCTGACAGGCGTCATCAGATGGCTTCAGGGTAAATCCGAAGCCGCATTTGGTGTTGCAGTCCAGTTGTCATCAAGGTTTAGTTATCATATTTCACCAAAGCTGCTTAATGAATACATTGGTGAATAAAAGAAAAAGCACCAAGGAAATTGCAGTTTCCTTGGTGCAGATGAAAAAATATTCTTAATTAAATTATATGTGAAGGGGGTGCAAAAAATCAATGATCAAACTTACAAAGTTATCTGCTGCACTTAAAAACTTGAACTTTGTTGCTTGGATTAAGAAGAACAATCACGATTATATACTTTCAGATTGCTTTATTTTAAAAACAAACCAAGAGATCAAAGGAAGTGCATTGACAAAATTAATATCTTTACTTGAAACTGTTCCCCAAGAAGGTCAAGGAATTCAAAACAGATACAATCACAGAAAAGAAATGACAGAAGTGGAAATGGAAAACTTGCTTAATCTTCTTGAACGTAAAGATAAAAGACCGGTTCATTTTACCAACTTGATTTATCAAACTGACAAGGGACTTTTTTCAATATTCAAAGGTGAAGATTACATCTTTGTTAATAAAAAATATCTTGATTTGATAGACCTTTATGAAAAGAACATTGAAATATATGGGGGCAAAAAATTTTCACCTATTTATTTCATTAAAGACAATGAAGAATTAATGATTTTACCAGTAAGACTTGAAGAAAATCCATGATTAAACTATATCCACACCAGGAACAGTCACTAAAAGAAACTGAAAAATTCAACAGGGTTGCATATTACCTTGAATATGGGAGGGATGTTACATTTGAAATTGAAACTGTATCCACATCAGAAGAAAGAAAATATGGAAATACATTCACAACTGATGATTTTACAGTAAAGGTAGGTGATGCTCAATGCATATCAAGTTATATCCACACCAAGAAAAAGTATTAAATGACACCAAAGACTTTAATCGTGTAGGATACTTTCTTGATATGGGTTGAATGGACTTGGAAAAACCTTTGTTGGAAGTGAAAAGATGAAAGAACTTGGAACTGACCTGAATATCTTGGTATGTCAAAAGTCATTAATTCCAACCTGGATTGAACACTTTAAAAAGTATTATCCACAATATGAAGTCATTGACATGACAGTGAAAAAATCATCACAGTATTTTCTTGAAAATCAAAATCAGATTGGAAAGTGTGTCCTGGTTGTAAATTATGACCTGATATTCAGAAGAAAGTTCTTCCTTCAATTAGAAAATTACACCCTGATGTTAGATGAAAGTTCAATGGTTCAAAATGAAAAAGCTAAAAGGTCAAAGTTTATTTTACAAATGAAACCTGACAATGTGATCCTTCTTTCAGGAACACCAACATCAGGGAAATATGAAAATCTTTGGTCACAGATCAACCTTCTTGGTTGGAAAATAAGTAATGATTTATATAACAAACAATATGTTAATTGGAAGAAGATTGAAGTTGGTGGGTTTCCAATGAAGATTGTGGACAAAGAAAATCCATACAAGAATGTTGACAGGTTAAAACAGAAGCTTCGGGATCATGGTGCAGTGTTTATGAAAACAGATGAATGTTTTGACCTTCCTGAACAGACCTTCATCAAACAGGTTGTTCCAACATCCAAAGAATACTGGAAATTCATGAAAGACTGCATCATCACAGTGGACACACTGAACCTTCATGAATTTGAAGATGATTCTGATTTTTATGGTCGGGATGTCACACCAAGGATTGAACTGGTCGGTGATACCACACTAACAAAAAGACTTTATGCAAGACAGCTTTGTGGTCAGTATAGCAAGTATAAACTGGAAGCATTCAAGGAACTGGTGGAAAGCACCCAGGACAGATTGATTGTTTTCTACAACTTCAATGCAGAACTGGATGCACTTCAACGGATAGCAGCAGAACTTGAAAGACCTATATCACAGGTGAATGGTCATGTCAAAGACCTGACTGCTTATGAAAATGAAGAAGATTCAATCACCCTGGTGCAATACCAGGCGGGAGCGAAAGGTTTAAATTTACAGAAAGCAAACAAAATTATTTACTTTACGCCTACTGATAAATGTGAAGACTGGATGCAATCTAAAAAGAGAATTCACAGAATAGGACAAAATAGAATCTGCTTTTACTATCAGCTGATTTGTAAAAATTCGATTGAAGAAAGGATATATGAAGCATTAGAGAAGGGTGTGGATTATACAGATTATTTATTTCAGGGAAGTGAAGAATGATGCAAAAAGGCTTTGGGATAAAGGAATTTATGAAACTGATTACACCAACAAAGTTATTAAGAACATCATGAAAATAAAAAATTATATCAATGAAAGGATGTTGAAAATGAGTAATGAAATTCAAGTATTTGAAAACCAACACTTAATGGTCTTCAAACAATTAGCAGAAGTAACAAAGACAAAGAAGCAACTTGAAGATCAAGAAAAGAAGATTAAGGCTGATCTTGAAAAGGCAATGGACATTTATGAAATTAAGTCCTTTGAAAATCAATACATCAAGATCACCAGGGTGAATGGCAGCACTTCCACTTCAATTGATTTGAAAGCATTGGGGAAAGAAGAACCTGAACTGTATGCTGAACTGCTTGAAGATTATCCAAAGGTGACAAACAGAAAATCATATTTGACATTCAAGGTGAAATAAAGATGGCATCTGAAAAACTATTTGAAAAGAAAGTTGAAAAATACCTTCATTCAGTTGGTGTTTATCAGGCAGGCATACCTTCACACAGAATGGAAACAGAACAGATTGGATGGTTTACAAAGATTTGGGGTGGTGGTTTCCAGAAATCAGGAATTCCTGACTTGATCCTTTGTGTGAATGGTATCTTCATGACAGTTGAATTGAAAGCACCAAAAGGAAGACCATCTGACCTTCAAAAGATGAATACAGCAAGGGTCAATCAATCAAATGGAATTGGAATAATTCTTTACCCTGATGGATTTGAAGATTTTAAAAAATTAATGAAAGGGGTGAAAAAATGCAATGTTCACATAGCAGAATTGACTGCTTTGAAAAATGCCCATTCAAGTACAAGTTGCGATATATTGACAAAATACTAACTTTACCACCTGACAATGCTAACCATCCGCTTATAATCGGAACAGCACTGCATACAGGACTGGAAAAGGGTGTTGAAGCAGCAATCAAAGAATATTACATGTCATATCCGATCATCACAGATAGACATATTGAAGAAGCAATGAAACTTGAAAGTCTTATTCCAAAAGCTAAGAAACTAGTTCCTGATGGTGAATATGAAATTAAAATTGAAGATGAACATTTTATTGGATTTATAGACTTGTTAGCACCTACAACTGTATTTAAAAGAGAAGTTGAAGTTCCAAATCAATATGACATATACGATTTTAAATATTCAAATAATGTAGATAATTACATGGATTCAAAACAACTTCACTTATATAAATATTTCTTTGAAAAGAATAATCCTGGAAAATATATTAAAAATTTATATTACTTATTTGTTCCAAAAACAAGTATTAGACAAAAGAAAACTGAAGACTTAAACCAATTCAGAATGAGATTGAAAGGTGAAATTGAAGAACTTGAACCACATTTAGTTCAGATTGAATATGATCCTGAAAAAGTAATTGAATTCATGATTGATGTTAAAAATGTGTTGGAAGCAAAAGATTTCCCAAAATGTGAAAGTTATCTATGTAACTGGTGTGAGTTTCAGCAATATTGCGAATCCAATGGGGAAATTGACTATGACATAATTTATCCGTGGGAAAGGAGAGCATATGAAAAAAGGTAATCACAAGAAACTTGAAGGTGTTCGGTTTGGAAATCTAACGGTTCTTAAATATGCCGGAAGGACAAAAGCAAGGCACAGTTTATGGGAATGTTCTTGTGATTGCGGAAATATGAAGGTTGTAAATCAGTCGAATTTAGCAAGTGGAAAAACTCAAAGTTGCGGTTGTAAAGAAGGGTATAGAACACATGGGCTTTCACACCATCGGCTACACCGTATTTGGGTTGGTATGAAAAACAGGTGTTACGATAAACGCACAAACGGTTTTCCCAATTATGGCGGCAGAGGAATAACTATCTGCAATGAATGGTTGAACGATTTCCAAACCTTCTATGATTGGGCTATGGAAAACGGATATTCCGATGAATTGACCATTGACCGCATTGACAATGATGGCAACTATGAACCTTCAAACTGCCGATGGGCAACCCGAACTGAACAAAATATAAACCGAAGAAAGAGAGGTTAGCAAAATGTTACTACCCAAAAATGAAAGAAGAAACATTGAAAAAATAGAAAAGAAGGCAATTTGGATTTATGGTTCACCATTCAGTGGAAAAACAACATTTGCAAATAAGTTCCCTGACCCATTGATGTTGAATAGCGATGGAAATATCAAGTTTGTTGATGCACCTTATATTGCAATCAAGGATCATGTGACAGTTGAAGGAAGAATGACAAAAAGGAAACTTGCTTGGGAACTATTCAAAGAAGTTATTGCTGAACTTGAAAAGAAACAAAATGACTTCAAGACAATCATTGTTGACTTACTTGAAGACACTTATGAACATTGCAGACTTTACATGTATGACCAAATGGGAATTACCCATGAAAGTGATGACAGTTTCAGGGCATGGGATAAAGTCAGAACTGAATTCCTTTCAACTTTGAAGAAACTGATGAACTTGGACTATGAAAATATTATCCTGATCAGTCATGAAGATACATCCAAAGACATCACTAAAAAAGGTGGGGATAAGATTACAGCTATCAAACCAAACCTTCAGGAAAAGACAGCAAATAAGGTTGCAGGTATGGTTGATATTGTGGCAAGGGTCATTGCTGATGACAATATCCGAGTTCTTTCCTTTAAAACTAACGAAGTTATATTTGGTGGTGGTAGGTTATCCACTTCAACAAATGAAATTCCACTTGATTATGATGCTTTCTTGGAAGTCTATGAAGAAGCAAACAGAATTGCAGTTGCACAAATGAAAGGTGAATCACCAAAGAAAGAAGCTTCAAATAAGACCACAGAAGACAGAAAAACAAGAAGTAGAAGAAATACACCACCTACCCCTGAAACTGATGAAGAAGTTCAAGAAGAAACTGAACAAGATGAACCAGTTAATGAAGAAGTTGACCAGGATGAAGTTGAAGAAGAACCTGAACAAGAAGAAAAACCAAAGACAAGAAAAAGAAGAACAAGGGGTGAATAATCGTGAACTATGAAAAATTTATGAAGTTGCTGCATGACAAAGGTCATGTTAAAGCAATGAACACAGCAACATGTTCAGGAAGTGATTAAATGGCTGATGTAATTATTTTAAAAGATGGTTCAGTTGAAACAATATTTGAACCCAAGGATTTCAAATACCTGGTTAAAAAATACATGGGATATGATGCAGCAGGTTATTTTGAAAAGATGGTTGATGAATTACAGGAAGAAGCAGATTATACAGCAGCAAAAGTGAACACTGACCTTGGATGTTATGAAAGTTCACTTGAAAGCAATACAGCTTGTTTCCAAGAAATATTGGAAGTCATGGAACAAATTAAATCCATCCTTGAAGCACCAAGGATCAATAAAAAGAAATTATTCAACTTGGTTGAACAAGTTGAAAAAGAAATAAAAAATCAAATCTAAAAAATATAAGAAAGGTAAAGGTGATTTATAATGACAAAGTTATGGGATAAGTTTGATGAAGCAATTGATACAAAGAGATTACAAGAAGATGTTAAGGAAGCAGCAGAAAATGGAACTGGTTCATTTAAGGAAGTTCCTCATGGTGAATATGAAGTTGAAGTTAATAAGATGGAACTAATTAGATCCAAGAAGGGTGACCCAATGGTGACAATTTGGTTCAAGGTTGTAAGTGGTGAGTATAAAGGCAGCTTAATCTTCTTCAACCAGGTAATCACACAAGGTTTCCAAATCCATATTGTAAATGAATTACTTCGTTCAATGGACACAGACCATGACATTGAGTTTGTAACATACAAGCAATATGGATCACTGATCATGGATATTGCAGAAGCAATTGATGGACAACTTGAATTTGCTTTGAAGTACAGCAAAGGCAACAAGGGTTTCAGCAATTATGAAATCACAGAAGTGTTTGAAGTAGAATAACAATTCAGGGTCAGGGGTGCAAAAATTTTTTTCAAGCACCCCTTCACCCTACACTTCCCCATTATTAGTATAACCAACAGCTTATAAACTTATACAGAAAGGATGTGAATGAAAATGCTCTTCTTCGATTTCGAGGTCTATCCTTACGATTGGTTGGTGGTCATCCTGGATGTAACAAACAGAAAAGAACATGTAATCATCAATGACCCTGATGAACTTGAAAGAGTGTACAAGGAAAATGTCAATGACATTTGGGTTGGTTATAACAGCAGACATTATGACCAATACATCCTGAAAGGCATCCTTTGCGGATTTGACCCCAAACAAATCAATGATTTCATTATAGTGAAGGGAAACCCTGGATGGAAGTTTTCATCCCTATTAAGGAATGTAAGACTTATAAATTATGATGTTATGACTGGAATTGACAGGGGTTTGAAAACTTTTGAAGGGTTCATGGGAAATGACATCAGAGAAAGTTCAGTTCCTTTCAATGTAGATAGAAAATTAACTCAAAAAGAAATTGAAGAAACAGTTAAGTATTGTAGACATGATGTTCAACAAACAGTTGAAGTTTTCTTAGAAAGAAAAGATGATTTTGAAGCACATATGGGATTGGTGAAGATTGCTTGTGAGGGGAAACCTTTGGATCTGTTTCTATTATCAAGAACCAAAGTTCAACTTTCATCAATCATCCTTGATGCAACAAAAGTGGATCGTGATGATGAATTTGACATTGACTTCCCTTCTACTATGCAGATCAAGAAATATACAGAAGTGGTTGATTGGTACAAGAACCCTGATAACAGATGTTATGCAAGACATGTTCCAGGAAGAAAGAGAATGCAGAAAAACCAACTTGAAATAATGGTCGCGGGTGTTCCACATGTATTTGGTTGGGGTGGTGTTCATGGTGCAATAGACAAATATCATGGTGAAGGTTATTACTTGAATATGGATGTGGCTTCACTATATCCTTCACTGATGATCCAATATGACCTGGGAAGCAGAAACATGAAAGACCCAAACAAATATGAAGAAATTTACCACACCAGGCTTAAATATAAAGCAGAAAAGAACCCATTGCAGCTTCCATTAAAGTTGGTACTGAATGGTACTTATGGGGCAATGAAAGACCCAAATAATCAACTATTTGACCCAAGACAAGCAAACAGGGTTTGTATATATGGACAACTTTTATTGCTTGATCTAATTGAAAAACTTGAACCACACTGCAAGATTATTCAATCAAATACTGATGGTATACTGGTGAAGCTTCCTGATGGTTCAGATGACACTTTTTATCTGATAGATGATATTTGCTATGAGTGGGAACAAAGAACTGGACTGGTACTTGAATTTGATGAATATAAAAGGGTGTTTCAAAAGGATGTAAACAATTATATTGTGGTTGGTCATGATGGATCTTATCAATCCAAAGGCGGTTATGTTAAGAAATTAAACAACCTGGACTATGATCTTCCAATAGTAAATAAAGCATTGGTCAATTACATGGTTAAGGACATACCAGTTGAAAAGACAATAAATGATTGTGATGAATTGAAAGAATTTCAACTGGTAACAAAAGCAAGTGGTAAATACAAATATATTCTTCATGGTGAAAAAAGAATTAATGAAAAAACAATCAGGGTCTTTGCTTCCAATGATCCAAAGGATCAAGGAAAAGGTGTCAGAAAAGTTCATGCTGTTACTGGTAAACCTGCAAAAATGCCAAATTCACCTGAAAACTGTTTCATCTTCAATGATTATATTAATGGTGTGAAAGCACCAAATAAACTGGACAAAGAATTTTATATTGACATGGCAAACAAGAGATTGAAAGACTTTGGGGCGATTTGATGACTGATAATAAAC